CGACAAGCTCAACCGCTTGAGCATTGAGATGAGCGAGCTGGTCAAAAAGCACGATGAGCAACTCGCCACGCAGGCGCAGAGGCTGGAAAGCATTGAGCAAAAGCCGCTGCGCTGGTGGGAGAAGTTCACCGGTGCCATCATTGCCGCGCTGGGCAGTGCCATTGGCGGCGGGATGCTGGCGCTGTTGATTGAGAATTTGGTGCAGAAATAA